TACCCTTTGATTCAGATATATAAGTCAATACTGAATTCCAATAAAGATATGGATTCAGGTGCATTAAAATTATCTAAAAAAGGTATGATAAAATTAACGTTTAACTCAGACGATATAGAAAGCGTCTATTATATAGCAAGAAATGAATAAAGAATTTAATGAGATTGAAAAAGACAGAAATAATTTGGCAAATATGCCTGATCAAAAGAAACACCAAATTATTAGTTTTATTAAATCAGGAGTTAGAATATTAGGTTATTGTTTTATACCATTTAATTTAGTCACAGCAACTATTATTTTAGTTTTAAGTGAAGTAATTGGTATTCTAGAAGAAATGGTATAATGGGACGATTCAACAAACTAATAGGAGCATTTGGTAATATACCTTCAATATTAGAAGGTATAAAAAACCGAATATTCACTAAAGAGGATGTTGAAGAAATAGCTAAAATTAGAGGTAATATTTGCGAACAATGTTCAAAGTTTGATATGATAGGACATAGTTGTGCAGTACCAGGAACAGCACCATGTTGTTCTAGTTGTGGTTGTATATTAAATCTAAAAGTAAGATCAATGTCTGCTAGTTGTCCTGATGGAAAATGGGCGGCATTTATGAGTAAAGAAGATGAAGATAAGTTTAAAGATAGCTTGGAATAGCGACTTTACTTTTTTACATTATATGTATAATAGAACAAAACATTTAGCTAGGGCACTTGTTATGTTTAAATTAAATTAACCGGAAGCTTCGGCTCCACAAAACAAATGATATGAGTACATTACAATTATTAGAGAGGCATTTAAGTCCTTTCGACATCCTATTTAGGAACCACTTCAATGCTGACAGTACATTCCAACCAGCATCAAACACAAAACAATCACACCCTTTAAATATTTTCTTCGATGATGAAGGATTACATTTTGAAGTTGCCTGTACAGGGTTAACCAAAAAAGACGTTATCCTTGATATTGAAGGAGACATTTTAAAAATTAGTTATAAGAAACCTGAAGATGAAAGTTTCCATGAAGGAACAATTCATCGAGGTTTGTCTAAAAAGTCTTTTGATTTAAGATATAAAATTGCACCTAAATTTGATTTATCAAAAACTGATGCTGTTTTAGAAAATGGATTATTAGATATTTTTATTCCATTAGCCGAAGAAGCTAAGCCAAAATCTATTAAAATTAAATAAAAGTAAACGCAAAAAAACGTGTCCTAGCGATGTTTTTTTCGTATATTTACGTCAAATAAATAGATAATACACATGGCAAGAAAACCAAATTCTCTGACACTGATCGAAGATCCTAGTATGGAACCGTTCTACATCACTAAAGATGAACACTGTTATACAGTGAACAAAAAAGTAACATCCAATGCTAACCATTTTAGATCAACAGGCAAAAGTAAAACTTATTCTAAAGCACTAACCTTTCACGCTAAATTTGAAGATGCATTAAAAAGGATAACTGAAGAACAGTTGCACGACAAAAAACACTATACTAGTCTAAATGAATTTTTAGACAAGTTTTTATTAATTGAATCAAATATTAAAAATTATTTACATGAAAAAGCTTGAAGCACTATTCGACGCGGTTATCGTTAAACCCATAGAAAACGAAGAAACATTATATGGAAATATCATTGTTCCAGATATGGGTAAAGAAAAAAATGAATATGGTGAGGTAGTAGCAGTTGGTAGTGGTAGATTTACTGTAATGGGTAACCACATTCCAATGCAATTAAAAGTAGGAGATTTGGTAGTATTACCAACTCAAGGTTTTACAAAACTTCCATTTGATGGTGAGGAATATTATGTAGGTCCTGAAAACCAAGTATTAGCTAAAGTTCAACAAACAGTTGAAGGAGTATTAGCTGAAACTGAAATAACTAATGAAGATAAAGAAAACTTAACAGATATTTAAAAATGGAAAATAAAATTGAATACGGCAAGAATGCCAGGAAAAACTTAATGAGAGGAATTGATAAACTAGCAGATGCTGTGGTATCAACCTTAGGACCTAATGGTAGAAATGTTGTTATATTTAAAGGTGTAGCAGAACCTCCTCAATCAACTAAAGATGGGGTTACAGTTGCTAGAAGCATTTTATTAGATAATCCTAGTGAAGAATTAGGGGTATTATTAATTAGACAAGCAGCAGTTACTACTGGAAATAAAGCTGGGGATGGTACAACAACATCAACACTATTAGCTAGAGAAATTATTAAAAATGGTTTAACTAGTCTAGATAATGGAGAAAATGCTACTAAAATTAAAAGAGAAATTGATCAAGCTACTGCTTTAGTAGTAAAGCAACTTCAAAATAATGTATCAGAAGATATATCTGAAGAAGGTCAATTAGAACAAATTGCAACAATATCAGCAAATAATGATGTTGAAACTGGGAAATTAATTGCCCAAGCAATTGATAAAGTAGGATTAGAAGGTGTAGTACATATTGAAACATCTAAAACTGGGGATACTTATCTTGAAACAGTAGAAGGAATGCAATTTGATAGAGGCTACAAGTCACCTTACTTTGTAACAGATAATAATACAATGCAGAGTGTTTTAGATAACCCTGCGGTATTAATATTAGACCAAAAATTAAATTCAGTTAAAGAATTATTACCAATTTTAGAAGCAGTATCATCTCAAGGTAAATCATTACTGATTATTGCTGAAGATATTGATAATGAAGCTTTAGCTACTTTAATTGTAAACAAAATGAGGGGTACAGTTAATGTATGTGCTGTTAAAGCACCTGATTTTGGAGATAGAAGATCCTTAATATTAGAAGACATTGCAATCACAACAGGTGGTGTAGTATTTGATAAGAAAAAAGGTATGAAGTTAGATAAATTTAGCTGGGAATGGTTTGGAGAAGCTAGAACAGCAACAATAGGAAAAGAACAAACAACAATAGTAGATGGAAAAGGAGGAATTGAACAAATTGAAGCACGTATTGAAGAGCTACAATCGCAAATCGAAAAAGCCCAAACCCCGTACGAAACAGAACAACTCCAAAACAGATTGGCAAAATTCGTCGGAGGAGTAGCAATTGTTCATGTAGGAGGTAATACTGAAACTGATATGCTAGAAAAAAAGGATAGAGTTGATGATGCATTACATGCAACAAAAGCAGCTATAGAAGAAGGCATATTACCAGGTGGAGGTGTTGCATTATTAAATGCTAGCAAAATATTAGACCCTTCAATTAAGGGACATGAAATTGTTAAAAAAGCATGTACTAAACCATTTGAGCAAATACTAATTAATGCTGGTTGGGAAGAAAAAGATGCAGCAGCAAAAGGTACATATGAATTATCTTCTGATAATAAATGGGATGGTGTTAATGTAGATGATGGTTCAATAATTGATTTTAAAGAAAATGGTATTATTGATCCAACTAAAGTAACAAGATTAGCATTAGAAAATGCAGCATCAATAGCAGGTACTGTTTTATTAACGGAATGTACTTTAACACAAGATAAAGCAAGTGTTGAGGAGAAAATGAAGATACTAACAGGGGCACAAAATGGTCAATTAGCAGAATCAGCACAATACCGTTAAAAATAATTAGGATATTTATAATAAATTAATTATATTATAGACATGAGACAAAACACACAACCTAAAGTAGAAGTAATAGAGAACAGAACTCTTATTGCTCGTAGAGTACCACCTGGAGATAAATGGCGACTAATTGCTAATGAACCAGATGGTCCTGTACACAAATCATTAACTGATACGTTAGAAGCGTATATGACAAAAACTGGATTCAGAGGTGAATATAGATTAGCTCCATTAAAAAGTGAGTTATATGCTATACTAACATCTGAGAAGGAAATTGAACCTGTAAAAGAACAACGTTATTCAATATATGGAGAATACTAATAGTTTACTTAACGAGAAGTACAGACCAACAGAACTAAAGGATTATGTGGGTAATGGTAGTTTAAAATCTACTATAGCATCACAATTGTATAACAATGATATACAAAATTATTTATTTTATGGTCCTGCTGGTACTGGGAAAACAACATTAGCTAAGTTAATTGTTAACAAACTTGATTGTGATTATCTTTATATCAATGCCTCTGATGAAAGGGGTATTGAAACTATTAGAGATAAAGTATCTGGGTTTGCTAGTGTAGCATCTTTTAAACCTATTAAGGTGGTTATTTTAGATGAGGCAGATTTCCTTACTATACAAGCTCAAGCTTCTCTACGTAATATTATTGAAACATTCTCACGTACAACAAGATTTATTTTAACTTGTAATTATATTGAACGTGTAATAGATCCTTTACAGTCAAGGTGTCAAACGATTAAAGTTGTTCCTCCAACTAAAAAAGAGGTTGCAGTACATTTAGCTAGTATTTGTGATAAGGAAAGCATAAGTTATGATCCAACTGCCATTGGTAAAATTGTAAACAAGTTCTATCCGGACTTACGTAAAATGCTTAACACTATCCAGTCAAGTAATATTAAGAACAAACTAACATTAGATGATTCTTTACTTGTCAGTACTAGTTACTTGTCTGCTATTTTAACTGAATTAAATAAGGACAAACCTAAATTTAATAGCATTAGACAAATCATCGCTGATTCTAATATTGATGATTTTGAAGAAGTATTTAGATTTTTATATGAAAATGCTGATAAATATCTCCCTGGTAAAGCAGGTACAGCAGCTATACTAATTAATGAGCACCAATATAAAGCTAATTTTAGAATAGATAAAGAGATCAACATAATGAGTTTAATCAATAATTTAATAAATAGTAAGTAAAATGGAAAAACCAATTAATCAACCACAGATTGATTTAAAATCAACTGAAGGTATGAAAAATGCAGAAGGTGGAAGCATCTTCAAATCAGGAGTAATTTTAAGACGAATCTCTAAATTTGTAGCAGGAACAGACAATGATGCTATAATGCCGATTCCAATTTTTTATGACCCAAATACTAATAAAATATTAGGTGAGGGAGTACCAGTGGAATTAAGAGAGGAACTTAAAGACGAGTTAGTATAATGAAGAATATCTGGGATTGGCTTAAACAAATAAATAGTGTTAAAGCTGATCCTAGTTCCTTTTCTGATAAGGATTGGGAACTATGGAACAGTTATATGATTCATAGGTTTATGTCTATGAATCCTGATTATTTAGAATTAGTCAATGAGGCACAGAAAATAATGCCTCAAAATAAAAAAGAAATATATAGTATTTACCGTGAATATATTCCTAAAAATAATAAATGGAATAAATACGTAAAATCCAATATTAAAAAACGTAATAACGAATTATTAGATCATTTAAGTAATTACTGGGAATGTTCAAAAACAGAAGTAAAAGAATACATGGAATTTTTGGGGAATGATGAAATCGTTCGTATATTGACGTCCATTGGATTAGATAAAAAAGAAACAACTAAAATTTTAAAATGAGCAAATTAGTAGAAATGTTACGTTCGTCTGCAAAAGCAGACAAAGCCAAAGCACTTTTATCTCTTGAATTATTAGGTGATAAAAAAGCAGTTGGTATTGGAGATCACTCAACTGAAGACTTTTATAAAAATGCTGAAGAAGCACTTATTAAATTAGTCGATGCAGATGATAGATTAGAAGCCTTAGATAAGTATTTTAATTCTAAGGGACTTCTAAATGGGTGATTCAGTTAAAAAATACATGGAGAGTTTAGAAAAAAAAATTAACAGCGGAGGGCATTTTAGTGCCAATGCAATTCAATTAGAAAAAGTTATGAGCAGTAGAGAAATTAGTGATGCCAAAAGTGGAAAATCAGTACCTGATTTAAATTCAACTCCTATAGAAGTATTCGAACATGAATATCCAGAGTTATCAAGTGAATTCAAAAACATACAAAATGAAATGTATGAAATGTTTGCTCGTAAACATATGGATTATGGTTTAAATAATATAGCTTTAGGCGGGGATATCGTTAATAACAACGATGACAAACAATTCTCACTAACTGGGCTATGTATTAGATTAACTGACAAAATATCACGTTTAAAAAACCTATTAATTAATGGTAAATCATTTGTTGAAGGTGAAGGCATAC